GAAATATACATGGCCGGAGCTTGCCGACGAGTATGGATTTAATTGGAAATATGCGGCTCGCAAAGCAAACGAAGAGGGCGTCGAGAAGGGAGCGAGTAGAGAAAAGATAGAGAAAGAGGCGGCTAAAAAAGTCAGGGAGGAAGAGGTAAACAAGGAAGCCGAACTCCGTCAGGAATATGAGAAGATAATTAACAACATCCGCAGAGGAGCAATCAACACACTTTTTCAGGAGAAGGACTTCAAACGATTAAAGCAATTCAAGATTGCCTCTGAGATAATCCGCAATTGCAGGAAAGAGCAATGGGAAGTCAACGAGATTCTATCAGCCGCTCAGAAAGCAGATTTGGAAAGTCAGGAAGATAAATTGGATAAATTTATGCAAGGAGTCCACGATGCTCCAGTCACCGACTAGGCAATTCACCTTAAGCCAGAAACAGAAGATCGCAATCGAACAGGCTAATTCGCGCTGGAATCTTTTCACGGGGGCAGTACGATCAGGGAAAACTATTGCTACCCTTCTCTTGATGCTTAAGCGGTTGAACAACCTACCAGACGGTCGAAGCGCAATTATAGGCAAGACTGAAACCACAATCATGCGTAATATCCTCGACCCTTTACAGGATATGATCGGCACCAAGTATGTCTCGGATATCGAGGGGAAAAAGAGGGAAGCTACTATATTTGGTAAAAAGTTATATTGTATTGGAGCGAATGATGCCCGGGCGGTAAAGAAATTAAAAGGGTCAGGGTTCCAGTACGTTTTGGGTGATGAGATAACTACGTGGCCCGAAAACTTTTTTCAAATGTTGAAGAGTAGGATCGATAAACCAGGAGCTCGCTTTGATGGTACGACCAACCCTGAAAACCCGCGGCATTGGCTGAAGCGGAACTTTATCGATCAAGAGAATGAACTAGATGTTTTTCACATGCATTTTACGCTTGATGATAATCCTTTTCTCTCCGATGAATTCAAAAGGGAATTAAAAAAAGAATACTCTGGCATCTGGTATAAGAGATATATCCTTGGCGAATGGGTCAAGGCCGAAGGACTCATCTACGATATGTATGCCCCAGATCGCCATGTTGTTGAAAAACCGGATCTCCCTGAGATTAAACAACGCTGGGTAGGAGTTGATTATGGGACTTCCCATGCGACTGCTTTTGTTCTTCTTGGCCTGGGGAAAAACGGGAAACTTTATGTTCTAGACGAATACAAACATGAAGGTGGCGACATGGCTACATCACAAACGGATCGGGAATATGCTGAGGATTTCCGTGACTGGCTGCGGAATGAGCAAAACGAGCCGATCAGTCCGCGTTGGATTTCTATTGATCCCTCGGCCAAGTCCTTCCGCTTGCAGTTGTGGCGAGAGCGAGATAAGCATCCGGCTCTTGGCAAGGTTAGCAAAGCAGACAATGAGGTTCTCGACGGGATACGTTTAGTGTCGAGTCTTTTCAGTTCCGGGCAGCTCAAAATAATGGATAGTTGTGAAAAGACCAAGGAAGAGCTTACGCTGTACTCCTGGGATCAAAAAGCCCAAGAGCGTGGCGAAGATAAACCTCTCAAAGAAAACGACCACCTCATGGATGCTTTGCGATATGCTATAATGTCGATAAATGAATCGTTGAAAAATAAACTTCTCACAGCAGGTGAATAATTATGGCTTGGAATTTCTTACAGAATAATCAGAAACCGTGGCCCCCTGAAGATTGGCAACCAATGCAAGCAAAAATGCGAGAATGGGCGGCATGGTATTCTGGTTCTGTCAGTCGATTAGCTCACGTTTATTCGGAAAGACTTTCGATGCCTTATTCGGTTCTGGGCCGTTTTTGGCAAAAGACGGAAAAACAAGAGAGGATCGAAAAGATACATGTCCCTTTAGCGGGGGATATCGCAGCGATCAATGCAGATCTTCTATTCAGTGAGCCTCCCGATGTTGATATTCCCAAAGCCCATGAGGAAAATGCGGAAACGGCGGCAATCGATACCCAAGACAGAATCAACAAAATTATCAATGATAATCAGACCTATTCTACGCTGGTCGAAGCTGCCGAGACGAGCGCAGCCCTCGGAGGGGCTTATTTGAAAGTCAATTGGGATTCTAGTTTCAAGGATTTTCCGATCCTTTCGGTAGCTCAAGCGGATGCCGCGATCCCTGAATTCAAGTTCGGTTATCTGCAAAAAGTTAAATTCTTCAAAATTGTGAAACGAGATGGTTCTCAAGTCTTTCGTAAGCTTGAAACTCATGTCCCTGGAGCGATAAGGAACGAGCTATACAAGGGGACAGACGGTCTTCTCGGGGATAAAATGTCTCTTGATTATATCGAAGAAACACAAGGACTGGATGAAGTAATTGAAACCGGAATTGATGATCTTCTCGTTCGTTATATTCCAAATCGACTCCCAAATAGGCTTTGGCGTGGGAGTGATCTAGGAAACTCTGATTATCAAGGGCTGGTCGGTTTGATGGATTCACTTGATGAAGCATATTCGGCTTGGGTGCGCGAGATGCGACTTGCGAAGGCAGAGAAGGTCGTACCGGAATCGTGGCTTGAATATAATTCAGATACGAATGATTTTTACTATGATCCAGACAAGGCAACATATACGAAAATGGGAGCCCCACCAGGATCAATGGAGGAACCATCTGTGATCCAACCCGACATGAGGGTCGAAAAATATGAGGCAACTTGCCTCGATTTTATCGAGAGGATTGTCAGTTCGGCTGGCTATTCACCACAGAGTTTTGGACTTAAAATCGAGGGGAGAGCTGAGAGCGGAACGGCATTGCGAGTTAGGGAGCGTAAATCTCTCAAAACAAAACAAAAAAAGGAACGCTATTTCAAAGAGCCGCTTCAGGATATTTTGCAATTGATGTTAAAAGTCGAAGCAAAACACTTCGAGAATAACGAGATCGACCCGAATTTGAAACCACGGATAGGGTTTGCTGACTCGATTCAAGATGATCCTTCTGAAATTGCTGACAGTCTGGCTAAATTAGAAAAAGCAAGGGCGATGAGTATTGAAGCAAAAACAAGATACCTACACCAGGATTGGAGCGAGCAAGAAATCCAAGAAGAGGTCGAACAAATCAAGAATGAGAACGGTATGAACGTCGAGGAACCGGACGTTCGCGTTTGATGGCTCGACAGGAAAACCAGGATAAGCGCTCGAAGTTTAGGCGAAGACATCCGAACGAGTACCGGAGGAAGTACGAGGATTAAATGGCAATAAGTCCAGCTGACGGCGAGAAATACGCAAACGAGATTCGCAGAACTTATGCTCAAGCCGAGCGAGACACTATACGTATGCTGGAGAACAATCTCGGTACGGGAACCCATCGTGAAGATTGGGCAAATCTCAAACTACGCCAGCTCCGAAAAGTCAGGGGCAAAATCAGCAGCGAAATCATCAACGAGTTGGATGTTGATGACCAAGTTCGAGCAGCTATAGAAGACGCTTATCGGGACGGTTCAAACTCGGCTATTGCTGATCTTCGCAAGGCTAAGCGCGCCGGTGGGCCCATTGATGACATCAATACTCAGTTCGGGGCTATGAATAATCGGGCGATAAAGGCAGCGGCGAAGGAGACTGTTGGTAAGTTGCAGCAAACTCATTTGAGGATACTCAGGCAAGCTGATGACGTTTATCGAAAGGCGGTCAGTGAGGCCCAGACCTCGGTTTTGACTGGCACGGCCACAAGGCGAGAAGCGAGTCAGAAAGTCCTCAACAAATTTGCCAATCGGGGTGTTACTGGCTTTGTAGATGATGCCGGTAGAGCTTGGAATCTATCAAGCTACTCTGAGATGGCGGTGCGGACAGCTACGGGCCGCTCAGCTATCAACGGTCATATTGACAGAATACAGCAGAATGGTCGAGAGTTGGTAATTGTCTCCGATCATGCAGAGGAATGTCCGCTTTGCCGGCCATGGGAGGGGCGCGTTTTGTCGTTGAGGGAGAGTAACGTGAAGTATCCTTCCCTCAGTGATGCCAGAGGACAAGGCCTCTTTCACCATAGTTGCCGTCACACAGTTAACGCTTACATCGAAGGTCTTACGCCAACCCCGAGCGGTACGGCAGACCCGGGAGGGGCAGCTGCAAGGCAGCAACAGCGCTATCTTGAACGTGGCACACGAAAATGGAAACGTAGAAAAGCGGCGGCAATGTCGGACGAGGTGCAGGAAAAGGCGCAAGCGAAAGTTTCAGAATGGCAGGGCAGGATGAAAGATTTTATTGACAAAACTGGCAGGCGACGAAAGTATGTCAGAGAGCAAATAACTGAAGC